GGAATTAATTATGCGGCGAACTTCGGTACGAATTTCTAAAGAGGTCAATAATGGCACGAGTAGGAACACCAAACTTAAATCTTGGAACATGGGTGGACGGTGAGAATCCCGGCGCCGGTGATCAGGTAACGGACAATACCGGTCTCAACGGAAATTTCATCAAACTCGATACAGCGATCGGCGCGGAACATAATTCAAACGGTAGCCACAAAGACGACAAGATCGAAGGGCGTTCATTAAAAGCGGCGATCGCTGACGGAGTAACACTTGAAGCATCCGCTGCAACCGGAGCGAAATCATTCCGGGTGAAGGATTCTGGTATTTCCGCAGCGAAACTTGCGACCGATGCAGTAGAGACAGCGAAGATCAAAGATGCGAATGTCACGGCGTTAAAACTTGCAGCCGACGTCATTGCTGCCAACGGAGGACTGGAGAAGGACATCAATGGTTCGATCAAAGTAAAACACGACTCGTCACTCCAGGTCGATGGATCGGGCAATCTCGGTATCACCGGTGGTAACTATAATGGCGCCATTGTTTTTTCAATGAAGAATTTCGGTGAAAATCTTACGACAGCACAGAATCCAACCAATCCAAATATGGTGTGGTCGACAAATCAGGCCAGTGATGAGATCAAGGCGAACTTCTCTTTTCCGAAACTTCCGGGTATGACAAAGATTAGAGTGTATTTCATCATCAAAACGTCGGCTGCAGGGGGAACGCATTATTTCACGTCAACCGCCAGTGCGACGGGTTGGAGTCCGGCTGCAGTGGTTAAGACCGGAACGGCATTGATCCTGTCTTCAGAATATTCAGATTATACAGAATTTGACATAAGCGCACTGTCAAATTTTGTTGCAATCAATATTGTGCTCTCTATAAAATCAAACAGTGGCTCTTACACCACAACGGTTGGTGACGTCATTGCAGTGATGATATCCTAATGGACTTTTACTCAAAACGACTGAACCTGTATGGAATTCGGCTGCCCGATACCAACGCGGTCGTATTGTATGACCCTTTGGAAAAGCGGTTCGTGGTCGGAGAGATTGGGATTGATGGTGATATAACGGCCTACACAAACCTGGCAACGGAATCGCAGCCAAGTCATTTCAATCCATTGATATTCTTCCATGATGGAATTGCGGTCGGCGGTGAGGGTGCGAGCATCAAAATAAAGAGACTTGACGGTTCAAGTTATGAATTGATCTTGCCGACTGCCCTTGGAGCGTCCAATAAGATTATCGCTGTCACTCCTGCAGGACAAATGTATCTGGCAGATCTTTCCGGTTCTACGATCTTGCTTCAGAATGTTGTCGCAACGGGAGCGGTGAACGGAACGAATAAAATATTCTCTGCTGAGTCGGAGATCATCACCGTTTCTATCAATGGATTGGAACAGATAAAAAACATTCACTATACGCAGTCTATTCCATCGGAAGTGACACTCGATGAAGCCCCGTTAACGGGCGACGTGGTCACATTCCTGTGCAGCGGGCCGCCATTGTAAATTTATTAGGAGAATAACATCATGGCACAAATGAAGATTCGCGGCAATACGCAAATCATTGCCGGAACGATCACAAATACCGAGATCAACGCATCTGCTGCGATCGCATCGAGCAAACTTGCCGACGGTGCAAACTGGGTGAAGAAAGACGGCAGCGTTGCCATGACCGGCGCTCTTGCTATGGGAACGAACAAGATCACCGGACTTGGCACACCGACAGCGGATACCGATGCAGCGACCAAAGGATATGTTGATGGTCTGGCAACCGGCGTCGATTGGAAAGCTTCCGTCCGTGTTGCTACGGTTGGCGCAAACATAACATTATCCGGAACGCAGACAATCGACGGAGTGGCCTTATCGGTAGGAGATCGGGTTTTGGTCAAAGATCAATCCACCGGATCGGCGAACGGAATCTATGTTGTGGCTTCAGGAGCATGGACTCGAGCGACCGATGCCGATTCATCGGCAGAGGTGACTGCCGGCATGACCTGCTGGGTGAATGAAGGGACGGTCAACGGTGACAGTCAATGGTTGCTGACGACAAATGACGCCATTGTCCTTGGAACGACTGCTCTCACATTTACACAGATCTCCGGACTCGGACAGATCCTGGCCGGCGCAGGACTGACCAAGACCGGGAACACGATCGATGTTGCCTCTGCTGATGGAACCATACAGGTAAATGCAGACTCGATTCAGGTGAAACTTGACGCGACCGGTCTCGGTTCCAAAATGTCGGTATCCGGATCAGGATTAAAGGTAGTGGACTCTCCGACGTTTACACAGATAACCGTAACGGACGGAGTGGATACCGGTGTTATTCAGCAGAGGAGTTCCGGATCGAGTGGGGTATGGCTGACGGCGAAGCCGCTGATATCAACAGGCATAGATATTTTCAAAGACACTTATACGAGTTCTTTTGCTCTCGCCACAATTACAAGCGGGCGAACGTGGACGCTTCCGAACAAAGATGGTACTGTGATGCTCACCGCAGATTTAGTCGGCGAAGAAATTCCTTCCGGAACGATCAACGGATCGAACACTTCATTTTCTTTGGCTAATACTCCGCTGGCCGGAAGCGTTCTTTTATATCAAAACGGTATCAGATTGCGGAGTGGTGCGGGGAATGATTATACGATCTCCGGCGCCACAATCACGATGATCACAGCGCCGGTTACCGGCGATTTATTGCTGGCAACATATTTCAAATAGAAATGGGTCATGGCACGAACACAGATTAGAACGGGCGATATTGGAGATGGCAGCGTCAATAGGGACGATCTGGACATAACGACTGCGGGGAGGGCAGTCATAAGAAAGATCATCCAGGGAACCGGTGTAACTATCGGATCAACCGGTGCCGATTCTGGCACTGGCGATGTGACAATTAATATCGGTCAGGCGGTCGGCTCCGGTAACTCCCCGACGTTTGCGGGATTGACGCTGACAACAACTCTTGCCATTTCAAACGCGAGCGGGAGGCTCGATGTTTCTACTGGATCTTACGGTGTGTATCTAACCGCATCCGAAGACTCTGCCGCATCGAATTATGGGCATCTAACTTTCGTCGCCTCATCGTTCAAGTTCAATTCAATAGTCTCGATTGGCGCAACTTTTACCACAATGGTAAATACGCTTGGTTTGCGTTTTGGCTCCGATGAATCAAGACAGGGAATCGAATGGTATGGATCAGGATGGTCAAGCGGATACGGGCATCGGCTTCGCACGTATGACGCAAGCGTTCGCTCCACAACACAACTCTACCTCGAAGCGAGAAGCAACTCCGCTTCATGGAGTCTGTTGGCAGAATTTGACGCCAGTAGAAGCATGGTGATATTTTATCCAACCACCGCTTTAAATATCAATACCGGGGCTTTACAAATGGGTGGAACCACGGTGATAGATGCGTCGAGAAACCTAACGAACATCGGAACAATCTCATCGGTGGGTAACGCAGTTTTTGCAACCGGTGCAACGAAAATAACCATTGGCTCAGCAACGATTGGCTCAGTGTATTTGTCGTCGAACGCAAACTCACCGTATTTGTCATATGGTCAAATTGCCGATTCGTTTACGTTTTCAGACACATCACGACATTGGATGACAATAAACACGAGCGCCGTCACAATTAGTTTTAATTCGACTGCAGCGATCTCATCAGGTGCTATTACCACAAGTGGCAATATAAAAAATGTTCAGTCGTTAGCAGGGTATGTTTCAATCGGCGCAGTAAATACAAATACCGCACAATCAGCGGGATTTTATTTTGCACAAGTAAACGACGGCTCTACACCCGCGTATCTGATACGATACGGTTCCACACATTCGACGATTCCAGAGCAGTTGGCGATAGTAAATTCGTCAACAGTAGGACACATTCGATTTGTGTCGAGCAAGACAACGGGAACAGCTTTTGAGTTTTACGCCAACGGTGCAACAAGAGCAACGATTGATGCAGCAGGTAACGGAGTTTTCAACGGAACGCTTAACGTGGCGAGTGGCTTCGTTACAACAGACCTTCAGCCCTCGACAGACGGCGGATTAAATCTTGGAACTCAGTCGAAGAAGTGGTCGAATTTTTACATGTCTGGCGCACAGGTTATGGTTAAGCGCAGCGACACCGGCAGTAGCCCGACCTCAAATACCGAAGTGCATTGGTTTATTTATGATAGCGGTGGCTCTGGATATTACGTCGTGTTCAAGTGGAACGACGGCGGAACTGTTCGATACAAATACATGCGCTTGGACGGCACGTCTACAACATGGACGCATGCAACAACCCTGCCTGTTTAAGAGGTAGGATTTTAACCTAACAATCACGGGAGTTACTATGGCAAAAAAAATGCAATCACAAAAAAACCGAATCTGTAAATTCTCCGTCTTCGATCGGCTGAGCATACCGACATTCTTTCCCGAGCGAGGAAATTATGAAACTGGCATTGTACTTGGCGACCTTCGAAAGAAACTACAGTTCACCCAGGATGAACTGGATGAATTTGAGTTGGTGTCAAAAAATGAGAATGGCGCCACGTCTTTCAATTGGAATGACAAAGCGGAGAAGGAACATGGTCCGTTCCTGATCGAATTGACGGCCAGGGAATTCAATATCATCAAGAAATCCCTGGAAGATGCAAACACGGCAAAGACGCTGCCGATCTCCGATCCTCGATCTTTGGCCATGTATAAATACTTCACAATGGATGCATTAAACGAGAAGGGGTCGGCCAATGAAACCAACAATTAAGACAATGCAGCAGCAGGTAAATAACCTGGGAAGTCAAAAGGTCGCCATGAATGAGACGATCGAAAGACTGAAAAGGCACATTGAATCGCAGCCCAAAGTGATCAACGAGTTGCTCGCTCAAAAGATTGTCGACGTCCGGGACGATGTTGAGTATTTCAAACGCCGGCTGGAAGAAGCGCAGATCCTGCTCAACAAGTTGCTGAATGAGAACAAATTACAAAACCTGACTTTGCAGGTAGTGGTACCGCCCGAAAAAAAACAATAACAATATCTAATCCGGAGAAAGGAATATGACACAGCCCGACGAAAAACAACGCCGAGTGATGGACTGGATCAAGATCATGCTATCATTTGTCATCGGAGCGATCGCAACATCATTCACATTGGGTGCGGCGATATCACGGTATGAAACTACTGATCATGCCGAAAAAACGTACGTCCGGAAAGACGTATACGACAGTGATCAAAAAAGCATCAAACAACAACTTGATCGCATGGAACTAATCCTGACTGAGATAAAGCAGGAACTGCCAAAGAAACAGGATAAAAAGAACGGAGGTCAATAATGAAACCAGAAATGATCGTCCACGCAATGGGCGGACGGAAGAACATACTTGGATATGTTTACCTTGGCTGCTCAACTTTTCTTGTCAATGCAATGCTCATCGGCCGGCATGAACCGGACTTTGTCGGCATGGCGACGGTTATTGGCGCTCTTGCAACCGGTGTGGTCGCATTGGTGTGGGGGAATGTGAAAGAGCACGAGAATAAGAGAAAACCGGAAGAGGCAATACAATGAGTGCGATCGTATTAAACAGATCTTTGCGTCTTCCGATCGAACAATTCTATGCCGATGCAACGCCGAAGAGACAGATCTATATTCATCACACCGTCGGAGGATCTGCCGAGAGTTCGTTCCGGCATTGGCTGCGAGATGCAGATCGGGTTGGAACGGCATACCTGATCGATCGCGACGGGACCATCTTTGAGGTGTTCGACCCACGATACTGGGCATATCACCTGGGATTGAAACACCGACGCAACACTGAATTGAATCGGGCTTCGATCGGAATTGAGATCGCCAGCGAGGGAGCGCTGCAGAAGGATAAGGACGGGATCCTCCGGGCGTTTGACGGTCGAGCGATATTCAAGGATAAAGCGGTGATCCTGGAAAAGCCCTGGCGAGGATATTCCTATTTCGATCTTTATGAAGATGCGCAGGAGCGATCGCTGTATAATTTAATTAAGTATCTATGCGAACAGCACAGTGTCCCAAAGCGGTGCATTGAACAAAAGGAATCAACCACATTCGATGAAAAGTTCTTTGATTTCAATGGCATCCTGGGACACTGTAATGTACGACAGGACAAAACCGACCCGCACCCGTTCTTCCGGTACGATCAACTGCAGGCGTTTCTTGACGGAGTGGATCTCGGAGAGGCGGTGGCAATTCCATGAAAGACAATAACATTCTTTTCATCATTCTGCTTTTTGCCGGTTGGGGAGTGTTGTATTATTTCTTGGTAGACAATCGTACCACAACGATAGAACCGAGGACAATCACGATCGTTGAACCCGGGAGGATTGACACGGTGCCGAAACCCGTCCCCGTCATACAGTTAGAGCAATCCAGAGACTCAATTGAATATTGGAAAGGGAAATATGACTCCATTCAAGCAGTTATTGCAAACGGCGATACGGAAGTGTCCCGGGATTCTATATTCTCTGAATACTTTCTTCCGTATAAAGCAACTGTCCGAGACTCGCTCACTTCGAACTACCTGACGATCTTCCCGCTCAATCCCTTGGGTTCACGGCTTCGGATCGATTCGACAAGGTATGACACGCTAAAGATTTCATTCACATATGCCGATACAACTATATATGCCCCCCGGAGAGCGACGCTCAGGACGTATATAATGGTGGGGGGAGGGGCTGTGATCGGTGCATCTTTGGGAGGGGAACCGGGCGCCCTGGTTGGAGCGTTATTAGGCATAGTGGCGGATGAATTGTTCTAAAAATCAAGTGAAATTGCTTTAAAAAGGGGTATTTTGGGGACACAAAGTGTGATGAAACATGTTGCTATTAATGACGTCTAAAGTTATATTTCAATCGTTCAGTGGGACTTGAACACTTCAGCTCACACGTAGAGGAATTATACGTGTTTCTTCTTTCATTTAATTTTCAAAAAAACCGGCAAGCCCGGTTAATCGTATTTTAAATATTACTGTATGAATGAACAAAAGTATACGATTGTTTTTAAAAAATCACCTGATTATCGAATATATCCAGCCCAAGTAATATTTGGTGGACCAGTGCCTGACGGGAGCGGGATATTAGTAAATTTTGGTGTTGATCATCATCCGATGCCAAGTTATGTACAATTCCCAATCGATAAAGACAGTGGCTTGATCAGAATGCAAAATCCCGATGAGGTTGCTCAAGTAGGCAATGCAGAAAGAGAATTACTTGGTGCACTATATATTACTGTTGAACAAGCAAAACGTACGGTAATATGGTTAAATGAACAAATAATTAAAGCTGAAGGACTTAAGCGTGACTAATACATATTATAACTACTCGGCAGAAGCGTTTTCAACTATACCAGACCTGAAGAAAGAAGAAAAGGGAAATTCAGATATATTTGACTTTGTTAAACCAGAGAGAGTAAGCATTCACCAACAAGTACTTCTTCCAAAGATATTAATCTCAAATATCCCATTCTTAATTGATGAATTAGAAGATGGATATAGAATTTCTCACGAGACTTGGAAATCATTAACCGTAAGTGGTGAAACATTGCCAGAAGCACTGTTCCTAATGAATCAGCAAATTTTTAGCGTCGTTCAAGAGTATATTTCACAACAAAATTCGGAATTAACCCCCGAGGCGATTGAACTCAAAAATTATCTAATAAGAAAAACAATTTCATAAAGTATGGTGATTCAGGTTGATGATCTCGTTAAATCACTTTTGAAGAAGGGATTTATAAAATCAAATACGAGTCACGTGAAATATTGGTTTTATGTTGATGGTAAACGAACGCATATTTGGACCATGGTCTCGCATAGTAGTAAGTTTAAAACTGTAACAGGAAGGCTACTTACCGATATACGAATTCAAATGTATCTCAGAAAAACAAGTGAACTATTTGATTTCGTAGAATGTCGATTAGGAGAGAATGAGTATTTAGATTTACTACGTGAACGCGGGGAATTACTATAAAAATGTATACCTGGTTATTGATAGAATTAGTCTCTGAAATTATAACACTTTTAGAAAGTTGAAGGATTATTTAAGATGAATAGTAAAAAAAGTGCATATAGTACCTTGTTTTTGGTAACTGAACCGACATTGTTGAAAGGCACGGGTAGCGTATTCAATATATGGGGGAATTATTACGGGTTCAATGTTTCCCAAACGGAAGAGGAAGCAGACGTACGAGCTATAGAATCTGACTGGGGGATGGTGGGAGAAGATTTCAGGAAAGTAGTAGAATTATCCCCGGCACAATAATGGCAGAAGTAGGTAAAGAGCAACCAGCAAAAAACGAACTTAGGCTACCACCTCAGCTTTCTCAGGAAATCGAAAGCATCGTTACAAATCCCCAACAACGCAAACGATTAGAAAAAGTTTTTTCTGTTTTTGTCTCAAGATCATATTCTGGTGCATTGCCACCACCAGAAATGCTTAAGCAATTTGAAGAGATATTACCGGGATTAGCAGAACGAATTGTATGTAGGATGGAAAAACAAAGCGAACATAGGATGAGTCTTGAGAGTAAAGTTGTTTCAGCCCAGTTATCCGAAAGCAAGCGAGGACAATGGCTCGGATTCATTATTGCGATATTATTTCTTGGGGCATCTATATGGCTTGCTCATGAGGGGCATATCGAGGTAGCAAGTATATTGGGTGGGACAACAATTATTGGTCTTGTTACGGTTTTTGTTATTGGGAAAAATAAAATGAAAAAAGATTTTGAATAACCTTGATTCTATTGAATTGAATTACAAAGAAAAAGCCCGATTAAACCGGGCTTTTTCTTTGTAAAAATTTCTACCTCGAACAAATCCCCGTATTTATCATCTCGAATAATGTAAAAATTATTAGAAACAGAGAGTATTATATCGATTTTCTACGTCACATTCATGTCACATTTTGCTCATTGTCACACTAAAAGTGTCGAAATTTTGCTGCCCTAGATGGAGTCGAACCACCACGCGCAGATTCAGAGTGTATAAATCCTGTCGAAAATTTAAAAAAAAATTTGATTTCTTTTTGTAATCGCGTCTGAGATCGGACATTTCGGACACTGCGCCGCTTCAATGTCACACTGTTAAGCACATTCCACGTCACAGTGGTGTCACATTAATTCAAGCCGACGTTTTTCAACATGTCGTCCAGAACCATCATTTTCTTCCGGAGAAGTTTACTGTTTGTACCAATGTAGAAAACATCGGTGACGCTATAATCCTCGTGACCGATCAACTGCTGCAGTAACGTTTTATTGATATGTGGCGCCATATAGGTTGCAAACGAGCGGCGAAGGTCATGCAAGGTGATGTCGCTGAGTCCCGCTGCGGTCACGATCCGTTGTATTGGTCCGGGATTGCTTGATAGTTCTTTGTTGATATCACTGCTGAACGGAGAAGGGAGATCCTGCCGTTGACGTAGGATCTTCTCTGCCAGGGGAGTGATCGGAACAAACCGGGGACGTTTTCCCTTAGTTTTCCGAACCGTCAGCAACTGCCGGTCGAAGTCAACGTCTTCCCACCGGAGATTGAACGCTTCACTACGACGTAAACCGGTGAGGAAATAGAACAGGAAGAGCGGCAGCAGATCGGGACGAAGTTGTTTCGCTTTCAAAAAGAATTTGTCTATCTCGGATTTTGTCAAATATCGGGGAGGTTCCGGTTCAAACCGCATCATTTCGATATGCTGCAGCGGATTGACGAAAGCGAATTTCCATTGCACAGCTTTGTTGAACATGTGACGCAATACCCGGTGATAGGAATTGATCGTCGCCGGCCGGTATTTGGGTATCTCATTGCCGGCGGAGTCTTTTCTTTTTTGATTGAGCAACTGCGTAAAGAATTGTTCGATCGTATGTTGTGTGGCATCGTTCGGATTGTCAGACTTCAAAAAGTCCGTGAATTGGCGCCACATTTGCCTTTCAGTCTTGACAGTGCGGGGAGATTTCCGGGGATTTGCGTACGCGAGGTACTCCGCAAAAAATGATCCCTTCTTTGCAAAAAACGTCTTACCCTGTTCAATCTTTGTGATCAATTCCTTTGCGCGGATCCGTGCGATCATTTTATCGGTAGTTTTTAGGGAGTGACGGACCCGGGAACCATCAAGGAATGTATGATCGACCCAGTAGTACGGAGTATTTGCTCGGCGATAGATCTTCATGCCTCCCTCAAAAGGTTTTTTAAAAGAAATTTTCCTAAACCGAATATCATCGATCAACTGCTGCCACTCTCGTGGTGTTGAATTATCATTTCTCGATAATATTCATATCGGCTTTAATTATAGAGTTTTCGGAAAAGGATTCAATCAAATTATTATTGTTCAATATTATCCCATCTTTGGGAATTTGTTTTGGGATGGAAATTAGCCAAATGTATTTTTCTGTTTCGGTCCCGACCCGCCGTTCTGCAAAGACGAACAAAACGCTTTTGTCCTTTTTATTTCGTTGTATTTCAAATCTCCCCATATCATCCGAATCAGTCTCATTATATGCACCGATTGAAAATGAAATCTTAATTAAATTATATGGAAGTTTTAGGTATTCTGATACCACATATTGAGATTTAACGGAAATTTCATGGTCGTAGATATTTTGTAATATATTTTCATATTGTTTATCCAATCTGTTAAATTCAAGTGTTTTTGATTCGTTAATCCAATATTCTTCTTTTCTTAAAATATTTAATCGGCTGTTTACCATTCCGATCTCGGCGCGCAACGCATCAATTGAAAAATTAATTGAATCGATGGTTGCTTTTGTCTGTGCCCGAATTGTTTTCAACGTTTTTTGTAATACCTCAATATTAGACAATGCTTTGTCAAACTTAAATATCATCACCTTTGCCAAAGCAATTCGAACAACATCACCATTATTTTTTACAATAAATATTTTGCCCTTCAAAGTCTCTTGTTGAGCATGAGGGGTAATAAAAAATAAAAAGAGGCACAATAATGTTTTCATTATTTTTTATCTCCAAAAATAGTTGTAATATTTTTCCCAAACATCAACCAATCGATTGAACAACCACGATTGTATAGACGCGCCTGAAGTGTATTGCCCGGGAGTCGTAGACCACTAAGATAACTTGACAGATTCTGTGCATTCTCAAAATCTAAAAATTCAGACGCTTTCTTTTTCCATCCATGTTTTTTACCAACATGCGATTGCAAAAATAAAATCATGCGTTCCTGCACGGTTTCATGATACAACTTAGCCATTGTGGTTGACTCCGTTCAGTATTTTGTTATTTTCTCAACGATTTTATGAATAATTTTTATTTCACTTTTTTTATACGTTATTGGCGGATATTTTTTATTATCCGAAACGAGCGTACAGGAGTGATCAGAAAAATATACTCGCCGCAAACACGTATCACCGTCCTCAAATGTTATGACACAAATATTCCCATCCTTTATATGGGCTATTTTTGAGGCAACTACGATCTCACCGTCTTTTATCTCAGGTTCCATCGAATTGCCTTTAACACGGACACCATAACGGGATTGGTCTGCAGATTTGGTGGAGTAAATATATTCAGCAGGTTCATCGCGCAGCACCATAGATTTTCCTCCGGCTTTGATATAGTCGAATACTGGTATAGGAACAATGTCTATATCAAGTTGGTGGGTTTCCTCCATAATTTTGCCGGATGATTCGATTAGTTTTTTTACAGCAGATTTTGTAGAAAGGGCATTATCCAACCGCATTATTTCATTTACGTCATATCCTAATGCGTAGAGTCTCTTTAGTGTATCTATCCCAATGTTATATTTGCCGTTTAATAATTGACTTGCGGCAGATTGACTCATATCCATTGCCACCGCGAAAGCATTGACGCTCCCGAAGGTATAAATTGCCCACTCCCTCAAATGATGTGCCACAAGTGTTCTTTTCGCCATAAATAAAATTAGTTCTAACTAATATATATCTTGACAAGATATTAGTTGCTACTTATATTTGTATTGTCATTAAATACAATACTATTGTAACCTATGAAAACAGTCTTAAAGAAACAACCCACACCGACCGATTTACTTCGCAAGGACATCCGAGCAACAAATATCCCTATGACCAAAATAGCACCACGAGTAGGCATCGATTATCGTCGATTCAACCTAATTGTCAGGGGTCAATTAGAACCTACATACGATGAAGCAGAAAGCATCAAAAAAAACCTTCCAATTTTACTGAATGAAGAATTCAACAGAGTGAAAGAACTACAGCAAAAATACCTAACGAAATGACGAAGTAGAGAGATAAAAACCAACAATTATATCACGGGAGTATTAAACGATGTATTACGGAAAAGCCCAAGAAACAGCCGATCACGTGAAGTCCATTCTTCGCGATATGATTATCGATGCTAACCTGAAGCAAGACGTACTTGCCAACTATGGATATGTAAAGCAGAACACAATCAGTCAGTGGCTCGATCCACTTTCGGAACGGCACTTTCCGGCGTTCCAATTATTGCTGCAGCCCGAAGAGATAGTTGTGCCGATTTGCCGGGAAGCGGTGAAGAGATTCGGAAAAACGATCGGGGACAATGTTTTTGACCTACCGACGAACGGACGGACCGACGATAACATTATTAAGATCGATGAAATTCAAGGATATATCATCCGGAAGAGGGAGACAGACCCCAAAGGTGCATTGAAATACTGCGATGAACTGATCCGTGAAGCGCAGACATTGAAACGGGAGATTGAATTGCAGATCAACAAGTAATGGAAAAAGTATACCACACGGCAGAAGAAATCGGAACTTTGATCGGCATGAGCGGGAAACAGGTGAAGCGCATGGCGATTGCTGGAGTGTTTCCGTTCTACAGACCGGGGAAGGTATATCTTTTTAAGAAGAACGACGTGTTGCTGGTGATGGAGAAGTATCGGATCGAATATCAATTTAATACTAATCTGCGGAAAGCAATATGACACCTCCGTTCTACAAGGAAATCGGTCGTCAACAAGAGATGCGGCGACAAACAAATTTCCGGAACCAAACGGCAGAACGATTTGGTCGACGATTCGGTTTTGTCAGCACAGCCCGAATGCTCTTTTTTTTATCCGATATCATTCGATACGCAAGTGATGCCCGGGCAACCATCTCCGCGCCGGTTAAACAAAATCCCATTCATTATTCACACGAATTAATTATGCAGCAGCCAGATCTATTTACTGACCAGGACCAACAACGCTTAGTAGAAGCCCGAAAGGTGGCAATGCGCATTGCATTCGAAGAAGGATCTGTAAGCGCAGATCTGGTGAGGGAGAAATTCCCGTTGGTGGAATCGATCCACCGAAATGCGATCGGATCGCTCTTTAAGACAAAAGAATTTATTTGGAACGGTGTGAAGAAGAGCAGGACGCCAAGCCGTAAGGGAGGGCTAATCAGCGTGTACCGGTTGACCGATGAGGCGATCGCTTTTGTCGAAGGACAATATGCCAGGAGGAAAATAGCATGACAACACTCACAGCCACCACAGCAGAAAACGGATTGGTGAACGTGTCCATCACCAACGGAGAGCAGACAATCGATCGCAAGGGGAAAGGATTTCTGCGAACCATTGTAAATGCATATATCGTGCTTCGGCTGCAGGAATTCAGCGAAATGTTGGAGGCATTCACAGCATGAAGCACATCGTCTGCAATATCGACATTTCGGAAAACGTACGACCGTGTCCTACGGTGGTAGAAAGCGACATGCCAACATTTGAACGGGGTGACCGGATGGATTGGGGTCAAATGATTCTTGCGTTAAAGAAAGGATATCGAATATGCATCAATCCTGTGACACCGGCGATATCGCCACATACAACGATGCACCAAACACCGCCACCATTACAAACAAGGTGATCTATGATCGAGATTCTCGGAAAATTCATTCAGCAGCATATTGTCGCGATCGTGTTAGCAGCCCTGGGCATAGGTACCATACTTCGAGCGATCAGCGAACGGACGGAGAAAGAACGTAATGAAAAATCCGACGATGATGATGACTTTCAACGGCCATTCGCGTTGACATGACTACACCGGAAGAACTCATCAACGAAGGGAATCGATTAGGGTTGGTTTTTAATGGATACCAATCTCGGATCGGAAAGCCGGCACTGCCAATGTTCACAGGGAAGGATGTCGGAACATTTATGGTAGGCGAAGATGAAACTGTAAAAAGCGCATATATCCGGAAACAGATACAATTTGGATTAACACCACACTAAGAAGGAAATATCAATGTCTCAGGATAACCAGGTAATCGATCCGGCATCAATCACAGTGCCGGATGAAATTGAAATTCTCAAGCATTATTCCGCAGATCCCAACTGCAAGTCGTGTCACGGTCGTGGGCGTCTTGGCATCAATAAAATCTATCAGGACAAGAAATGGATATTCCAGTTGCAATTTTGCCATTGCCTTCTGCCGAAGGAAAATGAGTTTACAAAATTGCAACGTTTGCTGAATGAGTTGATCTACAATTTTACAGAACTCAACAAGATCCAACGTGACAATGTGAACCTGCTCGATCGTGCATTGACACAAATCGATCGTCACACAGCCGGATATTGGATTGAAAAATCTTTTAACAAGTATTTGAAGGGATACGAAGCAGTATTGAATCTCACAAAAAGGAGCAATGCTAAACCAAGCGCAGAAGAAGTTCATCGACCTGCTCAGCAAGGTTGACTATTCGAAGCGTTTGTACGAAGTCTTTTACGACTTCTGCACACTTGGCACATACTCGCTCGCATTGCCTTTCCTCCGGGATATTGCGGAACCGGAATTGAAAAAGGCTCATGAGAAATATACACGGGAACAGCTACTGATATTTGACGAAGCATTTACGGTTATGGTCAACGACATGGAGATATCAAACTGTGATTTTCTTGGAGAGGTTTTCCAGGAATGCGAATTCGGTAATGAACGGCAGGGTCAGTTTTTCACTCCGTTCCCGGTATCACTGATGATCGCAAAAATGACTTTTACTGGGGTGAAGGAGCAGATCGATCGGCAGGGATATATAACGGTGAACGAACCGGCCTGTGGAAGCGGTGGTATGTTAATCGCCATGCGGCAGGTGCTGATCGAAGAACAGTGCAATCCAAGCCGGGGAGTATTTGTTGTGGCACAAGATATCAGCGATATCGCATTTCTTATGTGCTACATCCAAGTTTCTCTTTACGGACTGGCCGGGAAGGTGATCCACGGAAATACAATCACAATGGAAGTGTTTCGGGTGTTGCATACGCCGGTTTGTTTCTTAACGGACTGGCCGATGCGATTGGCGATGAAACAGATATTAGAAGTTCCAGAAAAATCAACAGAAAGAACTGGCGACGTAAAGGAAGAGAATGACGAGACACAGCTGAATCTATTTTAATCACAATCACAATCCGGGAGGATATATGTTTAGAGACGAAGAAACACGATCGCAGGTTCGCGATCTGCTATTAAATGGAACACGACCGAAAGAAATTCTTTCAATCGTCGGCACCGGTTGCACCAAGAACGATATCGGGAATATGAAGTTCAATATGACCAAGGCAGGTGAATTGAAGAAGAAGAAAAATAAATCGACGCCATCTGCCCCCGTTATCGTCAAGAAAAAGAAGAGTAAAAAGAATGTAATCGATGGTGACTTTACCCGCGCCGCCGAAAGCGAGATGGATCGGCTGCAGCAACAGGCCGGTCACTTTCAAAAATTGATTGCAGCATACACCGGCGAGAAAAACGACTTTGTGGATGTCGTGGAAAAGAAACTGAAAGCGGTCACGGCAAAGATTGATTTGCTTGAATCTATCAGAAGGGCAGGGTGAGGCAAATGAAACCACAAGGGAAAATCCAATCAATCGATATCGGCCACATCGTGCCGAGTAAAACCAATCCGCGCAAGTATTTTAACGATGCAGATATTGCCGAACTGGCCGAAAGCATAAAAGCGAACGGGCTGCAGCAGCCGATCGTCGTGCGGTTGGTAAAAGATCCGAACGAGGGATTGTATGAGATAATCGACGGCGAACGCCGGTACCACGCCTGTCTATCGATAAAAGCGTCCACCGTTTCCGCCGAACTCCGCGAAATGTCCGATGTGGAAGCACTGGAATATCAGTTGATGACATTCCTGCACCGCAAAGATATCACCCCCCTTGAAGAGGCGGGAGCATTCCAGGATCTCGCAAAACAAGGGAACGATCTGGAATCGATCGCAGCTCGCATCGGTAAGCCGTTACACCACATTGTCCGCACGCTGAGGCTATTAAAACTGGTCCCTGCTGCAATGAAGTCCCTGCAAAAGGGAGATCTACCGATCGCCCATGCATTCGAGATCTGCCGTCTGCAGGCGAAGGATCAGGAACGGGTGATGGAGATTGCATTCTCCATGCCGATGAGCGCATCTGATATCGTTAAAAACCGGTCTGTACCAATCAGCATTATTACGCTTAAAAATTTCATACAAGAGCAAATCCACCTCGATCTGCGCAAGATCTCATTTTCAAAAACCGATCCTGCGCTCGTCGCCAAATCCGGTCCGTGCACTCACTGCGTAAAGAGATCCGGATTTAATCAGGGACTGTTTCCCGACATTCAGCAATCCGACACCTGCACCGATCCGGCGTGCTTCAAAGAAAAGGTTGAAGCACACATTGTCCAGCAAAAAGCGAAACTGAAATCCGAGAAAGTGAAAGTAGTGGAATTCACACCGGAATATCAAAAACCTTCCGATCATCCACACGCTATCACAGTTCGATCGTACAAAGAAGTAAAGGGCAAACCGTGTAAATATGCCGTTCAAGGTATTGCGGTGGACGGACCAGAACGCGGGAAGGTGACGCCGATCTGCAATAACAAAGAATGCTCACAGCACTGGCGGAATGATTACCGGCGCGATCAGGCATTAATGAAGAAGAAGGAAAAACAGAAAACACCGTCGCAATTGGAGAAGGAACGGATTGCGAAAGTGAAAGAAGAGATAAAGCAAAAAACATCTGAAATCTTCCAACAATGGATCCCCGCAAAAGTTGGCGAGAAGTTGCCGACCGATCTTAATCGGGAAACATTGAACCGCATTGCGTTGATTCTAACTGATAGCGATAATCCCGAGCATTTCATAAAGCAATCGCTCGATATATCGCTCCCCTGGGATACTTCAAAGAAAAAGAAAATTATTGCCGGATTAAATCTCAAAAAGGTTAAGCAATTGATTCACGCTGTCATTTTATATGATGATTTGGATAGAGCGTCGGCTAATGAATATGAAAAGATCATCGCCCGGTATGGTGTCAACACCAAAAAACTGATGGCCGAAGCGACCAAAGAAGCGGAGAAGGAATTTGCAGAGAAATTGAAGCCACAGTCCGCAGCGTTGCCCGAGAAGGAAGAAGAGGAGGCGGAAGAATGAGACCGACAACGATCGAACAAACATTCAATTTCCCTCTAAGCGACTCCCGTCTCGCTGAGATCGCTCGTGAGATAGGTGATAACCTCGAGCGTGTAAAAACCCTCGAGGAAGCATTCGAAGCCGCTAAAGAGGCAAAGAAGGAAGTTCCGCCCCTGTTACACCATGTGCGAGAACTCGGTCACTTTATCAACAACGGTGCAGAGGCAAAACCGGTATTGTGTTACATCAAATATGATACTCCGGAACCTGGTCTTAAAACGATTGTCCGGAGTGATACCAATGAGATTGTCGATACGCTGCAAATGACCGGTGAGGAACTGCAGGGAGAACTCGGCATCGGCGAAGACGGGAAACTGACATTACCCGATCCAGCACCGGACGGACCGGAAGACGACAAGGATCCGGACGAATGAGCGGATTGAAGCAGATCAGAGATCAATACTCGTCCGATAAGTCAGTTGCGCTGCGGTCGACCGAAGTGCAGGTAAAGTTCATTAGGGATAATCTGAAATATCTTGCAAGGGTGGACAAGAAGGGATCACACCGGAAGTTTATGGACGAGTTACCAGGCGAGGTAACACTGTTGGCCGACTGGCAGCGATCGCGTGTAGAGAAGATCTATGAACTGGTATTTAAGGGTTACGACATGCCGGCGGTGAATGAGCATGTCGATCGGAAAAGAAAGGGGTTGTGGTTTGGCAATAATAAAAAATAATGAAATCTATGGTGCATCTAAAGCCATTAAGAACATATTAAAGTCTTCATGAGTTACATCCAATTTTAGGATCTGTTTTGAAATTTGAAATGACGAATGTTGCTCCATTGACCCCATATATTTCAGGCAAAACCAAGTATTAAATATCAATGAACTCTTACTATGCGAACCAAATAAAGATAGTCTCATATTGCACGTATCAATGAGTGTAGCTTCAATGTGTTCAACACTAAACTGTAAAGTTTTATCATGGTCGCTTTCAGCATGTTTCAAAAAATTATACGAGTGGAACAATTCCTTAAATATTTCTTTTTGTTGATCCCCAACTCGAAACATTTCAATAAGGTGTATTATTGATGGTTTTACGCCTTTGATATTGCATAGATCGATAAATATTCTTTGTGCCGCCGACGCAATAAGATGAATGCACAAATAATCTTCGCGGCGGAAAAACATCCGAATAGCATGATCCAATTCACGATTTGCAGCTTCTTCTTTTGTAACAGTAATGATCTGTTTTTCCATAGTAATATACCGATAAGAGGTTGACAGTAACTGAAACGAATAAAAAAACCCGTAGCGGGGCGACACTACGGGTGGTTGTCAGATTAACATCATTGGGCGAACCTAACAATACAATTTTACGGTTTCGGAATTTAAAAGTCAAGTGAAAATCATATGAGCAAATACCTTTCGGAAACACTAAAACGGTATCGATTGTTGCAAAAAGAATTTTCACTGGAAATGCCCTGTTTTATTAACGGTATTCTTATCGGTTATCGATTGATGAACGAACGATGCGATCGTCGATTCCTTTGTGGTGTCGAAACGGCAACCGATAAGAATAATATACCCTTGCCCTATGATATTCTTACAACCTGCCGGGAAAGAGGTCTAATATTGATTGTTGCAGTAGGTGATCAATTCTTCCGGATCGATTGCGAACAGATCCACTGGGGAAATCCATATCATCTGAAAGGGATTGCGTTCGCGTATATAAATCTCATTGAAGTCGGTGCGGTAGAATTATGGAAAACGAAACCGGTGACAGAGCAAGGGATTTGAATCCAAGGTTGTGGGCAGTCAAATTTGACTGCCCACAAATCCAAAAATAAGGACTTACAGCGAATATGACTTCCCTTACTACCAAAAAAGACTGCCCAATCACCTCCCCGGCCATTGTACCAAAAGGAGTTATGGGAAATATCAGTTCTTATATATATACGCACACACTGTATAAATTTACAGTACTCAAACAACTAATAAATTGTATTCATACCAATAAACCCTTATCCGAACAATCCTGATGCCACGCGATAAAAACCTTCGAAAGAAAAAATATAACTACTTATGTGAACGTGATGGTCAACGATGTCAGATCTGCGGACGTACTTCCCCGGAAGTCTATCTCGAAGTAGACCACAGAGACGGGAACGAAGAAAATGATGGAGACGATAACCTTTGGCTGCTTTGTAGGAGCGATCATCGGAAGAAACATCCAAGGGGAAAGCAAAAAAAGGGAGAAGTTACAGTCAAGCGTCGCGTAGTATCAATGGAGACTTTTAACGAGGTAATGGAAACGAGTGGGATGTCTCCTGAAATGCGCCAAAACAAACGGGCGGAACCGCTCTTTCGTCATTGGCTGTATAAGAGAATGAAAGAAAAAGGGATAATGACTGTGCAACAGGTTGTCAACTCCGGAGCGGAAATAGCAGGTTGCAGTACGTATGCGATCCGCACCAACTATCTGCTAAAGGTCTCAAGTGAAGAAGGATTATATCAGATATTTTACGATGAAGAAAAGGGCAAGAACATGATTCAATTCAGGCGTGCATCGGATATAGGGATACTTGCCGACGCCGTAGATTTCGAAGTGATGGACGAGTCAAAGGACGAGTGAATATGGCTAGACCAGACTATTTTTCAGGAGATTACAGGATTCGTGGAATTGAAGATGCGATGAAAAGGGCTACAGTGAGTGCGTTAAATAAATTCGCTGATCGAATCATAGTTTTACTCAAGCAAAAGACCGTTGCTAAGTACAACATTCACTGGAAACGCGCAATAGATCGGAGGGTATCGAGAACAAAGGCATCGTTTATTAACAATCGGTATTCAGTGACAATCAACGTAGAGGGAACAGCAATTTCACTTACCGAATTTAATCCAAAGAAAGGCGCCAGTGGTATCATCGTTGAGATCATTAGGGGTAAGCCGGTTGAAATCAAAGGGACATTCCTTGCAAAAAGAGTCGTTGGCAACCTGGGTAATATTGGAAAGACAGAAGTATTTAAACGCAAAGGAACATCCCGGCTGCCGATTCGTGTCACCATTGGAACAAAGATTCAAGATATGCTCCGGTCAAGAGACATGCAGGAATCTATCAAACAAAAGTATGATGCTGAATTCGCCAAACTGCTTATCAGCGAATTCAAATTTTATTACTCAAAGGTTAAGTAGGATTTTGGGTCCTTCCGACGCCCTTTTAATCGGGTACGCCTCGACCGCAAGATATTTTCAGTCATAACCAAAAATATTCACCGTTCCGTGCCATAAGGAGAAATGCACATGAAGACCATCGAAAAACGAATTTCAGATCTCAAAACCGCTGACTATAACCCTCGGAGAATGACGGAAAAGCAAGAGAAGGATCTTACCGACAGCATAATGCAATTCGGATTTGTCGATCCGCTCGTCGTCAATTCGCATCCGAAACGAAAAAATATCGTCATCGGCGGACACCAACGGTTGATTATAGCGAAGAAGTTAAAATTAAAGACCGTCCCATGCGTTGAAATTCCATTGGATATCGACAAGGAACGAGAATTGAATATTCGATTGAATAAAAACAATGGTGAATGGGACGTAAAGAAACTGCAGGAATTCTTTGACGTTGATCAGCTCATCGGCTGGGGATTTACGAAAAAGGAATTGGAATTCGACGTTCCTTCATTGGTCGATAAAACAAAACCGTCAAAGAAAGTCCGGTCGAACGTTGAAGTATCGTTTCAACTGGGAGAGATCCGGTTTATGTTGCCGCAATCGCTATACATTAAATGGATCGATGCACTTGCCAAGAAAATCGGCATGAAAAAGGAAGTGCAGGTTGAAGAGATCAAAAAACGATTGCTGATCCCGGTGAAGGTGAAGTAATGAAGCACCAATTCCATATCTCTTTGGTCCCGATTAAGACAATCAAAGGAGCAGAGTATAACCCCCGCGCTTTTGATGCGAAACGATATGCGTTGATCAAAGAGTCATTGAAGAAACTCGGTTGGCTGCTTCCTGCATACGCATGCGACGGTATGCTTTTATCCGGTCACCAGCGCACCAGGGCGTGGAAGGATCTCGGATATTCTGAAATACCGGTTGTCGATGTTCCGGGATTGAATGATGAATCAATGCGCGGTCTGAACATTCTCTTTAACCTGGCCACCAATGACTTTCGGCGCGCCGATCTTTCCGGTCAATTATCGAATGAAGCACCGGCAATTAAGATGAAGTCGATCGATCCATACCCTTGCATGAATTTCACGATGATGGGCGTTGAGGGAATGCAGATGAAATACGGCGTGAGTTACGGAAATGCCGACGGTTGGCAATACACAAAGTCAATGCTCACAAAGGGAGTGATCATTCCGCTTGTGATCAGCAGTGACGGGAAACTTGCCAACGGCCATAAAAGATTGTTCGCCCTGGCAAAGTCCGGGATCGAACAAGTTCCGGTTGTTAAAACGGATCTGCCGGCCAATTACATCGAGCATTTTCTAAACAAGATCTCGATGGACTTCGATCTCCGGAAGTCATACTCCACTCAAATGAGGTTTGGCAGTTTTCGCCGGTTACGGTTGAAGAGGGAAACCCTCGGTCATGGATTCAGCACATGGATCCGGATGAAGGAATATCTCAAGACGGATGATTTCGATCATACTCTTCCGGAGAACGTGGAGAAGTTGCGGAAGAGGTTTGGAGATACATTCATCGATTTCGGCGCCGGGCATTTGCACGAAACAAATATGCTACGATCGATCGGACTGAATGTGATCCCGTTCGAACCATATCATGTTACGACGCAGGACAAGCCTGATCTCGCCGCAAGCCAGAAACTGACAAAGGATTTTCTCCAGGCGATCCGCAACAAGACGAAGTTTAGCAGCATCGTGATTTCTTCTGTATTTAATTCAGTTCCGTTTTATGAAGACCGGGATAAGATCCTGCGGATATGTTCGGCATTGAGTGATCAAGTGTATATCTGTTCCCGGGCAGACAGGGACCCTCAGTTTTAGATCTCAACTACACGCTCGTCGCGAACAGCCACATGAAGCGATCGCCATTCCTCGAGCAAATAAAGCAAGAGCGATATCGCAAAGATCTATTAGACCTGGTCCGTCCGTTCGAAGTGATCCTCATTACTGCACGTCCGGTAAAGTATAAAGCGGTCACGCTGGCGAATATCGAAGGGCAGACCAATTGGCAGCCGGCAGCAGCATATTTCAATGATACGTTTCTCCCGCCGCACATATTTAAGCGAAAAACATTCGTTGAAAAAATTGAGTGGAGATATGGATCGGAACAATTCCTTGCGATCGAAAGCAACCCCAAAACGATCAAAGAATATCAATTGCTTGGTGTTACCTGCCTGAGTGTAATACCTGAAATTCCACACAAAAAGAACACTGTCCCGGAGAAGGAATTATGACAACGCTGCGTTCAATCGACAAAAAAATGAATCTCCAAAAATGGATGCACTTTGGCGGTGATGTTCCGAAGCATTTCGATGAACATGTGCGCAAATCGATCCCGAATTATGAAAGAGTAATGGAGAAGATCGGATTCTTGTCACAGTTCTTCATTGAAAACGAATCATCGTATCTGGATATTGGCAGTTCAACCGGTCGCACCGTGCTCGAGGTTGTTTACGCTAACAAAGGGAAGCCGATGCATTGTGAAGTCATTGATGCATCCCAGGAAATGGTGACAGAAATGCGGCGCCGGTTCCGCGACAGAGAACGTCCGAAAACAACATTTAATTTTGTATGTCTCGACGTAACAAAATTCTTTTTTATGCAGCGCTACGATCTTGTTGTGGCGTCGCTCGTGGTTCAGTTTATAAAAAAGGAATTGCGGAAGGATCTTCTGCAGAATGTTTATAACTGCTTGAATGCCGGTGGCGGGTTCCTTTGGTTTGAAAAATGCAGTGAAGAAAGCGCCATGGCGACGGAGATTATGAAGCAATATATCAACGGCTACAAACAAAAAAGCGGTCTTTCTCCGGAAAGCGTGTTAAACAAAGACGATTCACTACGCGGGATCATGCCGTTGCGTGCATACGAGGACAACTACTCGCTGCTGCAGTCGGTTGGATTCACGAATATTACGGTGATGGACAAGGATATGAACTTCACGCTCTTCATGGCAATAAAGTAATGGGCGCAATCCACATGCCAGACGGCAATAAACAAAAAGGTTATCTCAACCAGCAGCAATTCCAAGCCGTTTTTGGTGTTGAACCCGGCCAGGTGCAGCGGTGGATCAAGTTCGGAATGCCCGTTATCATTGCCGGAAGCCAAAAGCAATTCGATCTTGTTCAGGTAGGTGTATGGATCGTTAGCCACCTTCGGGCGGGATATTTGACACTCGAGCAGACCGCGGAGATGTTCGGACAGGAAGTCCGGACGATCACAAAGTGGAAGAACGATTTCGGAATGCCTCAGGCAATGCCGGGCTTTTATAAAAGGAACGACGTTGTCCAATGGCGCGAAAAATATCTATCCGGAAAGATTAAAACGCTGCAGCAGGGGGGAACGGACGGAGTTTCGGCGTCCACAAAATTGAAGCAAGCCCAGGCACGCCGGCAGGAACTGCGTTTGGCGAAGGAATCCGGCCGCCTGGTGGAGATCGACAAGGTAAAACCGGTCTTTGAGAAGATCTATTCACTCATATCACAGCGTCGAAAGTTATTTTCAAAGCGCACAAATCCGCAATTGGATGGTATTGATTCATTCGGCGAACGAGAAGCGATTCTAAATAAAAATATTGATGAACTCTTTACAGACATATACGACTCCGGAATTCGTGAACTTGCCCGGTTACAGGAACTTTCTGACGGAAATGAAAACGTCACTCAAGATCCTGCTTCCGCCCCCCCCCATGCTCGTAAGCGAACACGCCGTCGAGCATCGAATTCTAAGCGTCGAATCGGCAAACGAACCCGGAAGGTATAATCTCGAACGGGCGTACTACCAAAAAGAACCAATGGACGTGTTCAACGATCCATTGATCCGGAAGGTCACGCTCATGTGGGCGTCGCGCTGCGGTAAAACGACGATATTAGAGAACCGGATCAATTATAAGGTCGATCGTGAAGGAGGGAACATACTGTGCATATTCCCATCGGACAAAAAAGGAAAAAAGTGGAGTAAGATCAGTCTTGGACCGCTGATCCGTGACAATCCGTTGCTTCGGGAGAAGTTCGCCGATCAAAAGTCCCGGTCGAACGAGAATGAGATCATGTTTAAGCCGTTCATCGGCGGAGTTCTAGTAATAGGCGGTGCAAATGTTCCAGGATCTCTTTCTTCCTGGTCGATGGAAGAGGTATTGTTCGACGAAATCGACGAATATCCGCCGTCGGCGGAGAAGGAAGGCGATCCCATCGAATTGGGAATGCAGCGAGCGGAGAATTTTCCGAACAAGAAGTTCGGATTCAGCAGCACGCCGACGATTAAAGGTGCGTCGAGGATCGAAGAATCGTGGTACGAAAGCGATCAACGATTGTATTTTGTCCCGTGTCCATATTGTGGAGCAATGCAATACCTGGTATTTAGTCCCCGGTCAATGTTCGCTCAATATGGAAAAGGATACTTAAAGTATATCCATAAAGGTAATGAAGTAACCTACGTGGCCTATGAATGTGGCGAATGTAAAAAAGATATCCTGCCAAAACACAAACACGCAATGGTTCGTCATGGTGAGTGGCGAAAAATGCGTCCGCAGGTTACCGATCATGCCGGATTTCAGATCAGCCGGTTATATTCTCCCTGGGTGCCGTGGAAGGAAGTTGCAGCGAACTTTCTGAGGACCGAAAAACGTCCGGAACGATATATGGTGTTCGTCAATAAGGCACTTGGCGAATTGTATATCGAAGATGTGAACTTCCAGTTTACGGAAGATGAATTCCTGCTGCGGAGGGAACCGTATGAGAACATTCCTGCCGGAGTGATCTTCATGACGGTCGGTATCGACGTTCAGGATGATCGGTTGGAAGCGATTATATGGGGATGGGGGAAGGGAGAAGAAGCATGGTTCATCGAGCGCGGTGTGATCAAAGGATCTCCGGAGGAAGATTCAACGTGGACGATGCTCGATCAGTTTATATTGAAGCATCGATATCATGAGAATGGATATCCGGCTGCATACGGTAAGATCGGCGGAATCCTGGCCGTGTGTGTCGATACCGGTGATGGAGAGCATTCAAACGTTGTCAATGCGTATGTTGCGCATCGGAAGAAAAACCGGTTTTTTGCAATCAAGGGTGCGAACAAACCGCAAAAAGATTTTGTCATAACAACACGCACGAAGAAGAAACGGAATTTTCTTTTGTTGGTCGACACGTTTCAGGGAAAGAAAAAGATCTATTATCGATTAAAGGTCAAACAAGAAAAGGATCTCGACGGACGATCGATTCCAACACCGCAGTTGATGCATTTCAACATGTCGTGTGATAAGGATTTCTTCGAGCAATTGACCTCGGAGCAAATCAAACTGAAGAAAATAAACGGCCATATCCACCAAGTATGGACTTTGCCGAGCGGTAAGCGAAATGAAGTTCTCGACTGTACCGATTATGCTCTGGCCGGATTGCATGCGATCGTTCCCGGGGGAAGTAAGAATATCGATCCATTTCTGGAGAAATTGTCGCACACACTGCAGTTTAAATTCCATCAATGGAAAGAAAGCAACACCGAGCAAACGAACGAAGTGAGCGAGTCGATAGGCGAAACTGACGAGACGAACGAAGCAAAGCAGCCGGTGCAATCACTGACGCAGCCACCGAAAAAGAGAAGAATCGATCAAATAAAAATAAGAATCTAATGGCTTCCGAATACGACGAAAAAAAAGAACACCTATGGTTCGATCCGGATAATTCTGAGTATTTGCGATCGGTTGCTAACAGAACCGGGAAATCGATCACTCGGGTCGCCAATGAATTGATTCGGATGATAGGAAAAATGGAAGAGAGAACGGAAATAACATTGAAAGAGACAGAACTGCATACAAAAAACGGTCGTCCAGCTATTAAATTCAAAAAAGGGATGCAGATTTCGATTAAACTATAAGAATCTATCAATCTGATAGTGATATGGAGAAGATGATTTATTTGTATTGCACTGCCTGCAATAAAACAGAAGAAGCCGAGGTAATGTCTCGGCTTCTTCTGTTTTTATCTTTTCAACGTTAATTGATTGTTGACTTATGTGTTGTATCTAATTCCTTTTGTCGAAATCTTGATCGGAGAATGTCGTTTAATAACGCACGATCAAAATCTTGAAGATTTTCCATCGCAATCTTTGATGTTAGTTCGCTTCGAGAATATTCAAATGCGAGCCTGCCAAAAATTTCATCCAAAAAAGATACTGAAGCAATTAGTACGTTTCCGAAATCAATTTTTATTTTATCGGCTGACTTCCATTCGGAAGCAATCAAATCGTGAACTCTTTTTCCGTCATCACGGGTTACAACATTTTTTCCGCAAAGATCAATTATGTTAATCATTATTTCCATATTTCAAAATATATTATCCTCAAGGTCACCAGTAGGAATTATGTAAATACCTTCTGCGTCTGCTCTGGCAATAATATTCACAATTGTTCCTTCAAATGCAACTCGCAGTTTTTTCGTTTTAATAGAAACACCATTTCCATTTTTATAATTCCAATGAACCCAACCGTCGCCAGAAATTATATGAATTTCACCCTCGTTCTTTTTTAAGAATCTATGAATATGAGGTAATCCCAAACCAGCACGAACGCCGATACGACTCGAGACGCCTTCTTCAGTTGCTAATTTAATCGCATCCTCTGATTTTGTCAAATATTTATATTTTTCGACAGAAGTTAATGCTGCCAATATTCCGATGCCTAAATCTGCAATACAAATGCTAACATTACCTCTTGCAACAAAAGCTTGGGCGCAGATAAAACAGCCAGCGACCGTTTTACTATGATCAAATGCATTTGTCATCATTTCATTGATACTCAAATGTATTGAATCTTGCACAGGTTGAGACAGATTAATCATGCCTTTTAACAGCGTAATAACAGAACCAACATATGAAGGATCAAACGCAGTAAAATGCCTCAACTCGGCAGTATGCAAGGGAAATTTTCCTTTTCCACCCGTACCTGCACCCCATTCATAGAATCCAATATTTTGAAAGTGCTGTTCAAGTTTATTATTTTTTGAGTGTCTATAAAAAACCTTGTGTCCATTGGCTTGACACGCCTTAATTGCACCAACTAATAGGGCAATACCAAATGGATCTCCGAATCCACAATTCGTCAAATCGAAAAGAACGTCTTTCTGCTTTGTTTTTATTGCATTCTCACATCTTTCGATGATGCAATTTGCATAACGTATTGTTAATAAGTTCGGAAGTTTAACTGTGTACATTTGAAGGTTAATAGATTAGTCTTCCTTCAAGATATGAAAAAGTCACTATATAATGCTACCAATTAAAAAATGTAAACATAGTGCTCTACTGACTTTTTAATCCAAACACACGGTTTGAGTCTTTGTTTCGTGGTAACAGAAAGTGTGATATGTGCAGTAGAATTGCAATGAATTTCTACAGAATCCTCATTGGTTATTCTTTCAATAATTTCCCCAAATTGCAGTATTTTGCAGTATCTAAACTAACATAAGTATGTTATTATTGTTGTGAAAGATTCGTCACCTCCCGTGATGAACCAACGCTCTCTGCTCCCGCCTGTCATGCCGGTGGGCGGGAGACCAGAGAGCAAATTCACAACAAATGGAATATCCATACACACCCCCAACAGAATTCCGTGCCGGTGAAAGCGTCATCTGGAAATTGGTCGACGATGCCGACTTCCCGCAATCTTCCGGTTGGTCCGCAAAAGCAACAATCTCCGGATCGGGAGGGAGCAAAGAGATCACCGCAACATATTCCGACGGTGTATGGACGTTCACACTCAAAGCCGCCGACAATACCCTGGCTGCAGGTTCATATCTGCTGTATCAATTCTTCACAAAAGGCGCTGGCGCCGAAATAGAAACCTATCCAATCGGTGAAGGTGCGATCGCTCTGACGATCCTGGCGAAACTGTCAACTGCTGCCACAACGGATATTCGCACGCATGCGCAAAAGATGATCACGTTGATCGAAACTGCGCTCGAGACATTTGCCACAGACCAGGCAATCCAAACATGCGAAATTGCCGGACGCTCATATTCGCGTACCGATATCAAAGACCTCTATGCGCTTCGGAGCATGTATCGGCGCCAAGTGAACGGCACAAAATTCCAAACAATACCGGCGGTCTTCCAATAATGGCTATCGGTCAAAACATAGCGAAGAAGTTCGGTTACATTCCTCGGACTGATGTTGCCAAAATGATAAAGCAGCAACGGCAGAATCACCGGTCGTTTGAAGCGGTTCAGATCAACCGGTTGACGAAAGATTTTGTCGAAGCGAGTGCATCCATCAATGCCGATATCCGCGCCGGCGGAGTTCGGCTGCGCAACCTATCACGCCAGATGTATGAAAACTCATCGTATGCCCGCCGGTGGGTCGATCTATTTGTTACGAACGTCGTTGGTCCCGGCGGTCACATCCTGCAATCGGATATCAAAATATTCGAGGAGGATCCGGACTCCAAAGAGGTGAACGAAGTCTCGGACGATGGAAAAAACAATCTTATCGAAAACCTTTTTGCAGAATGGTCAAAGCCGCAGCATTGCTCCGTAACGCAATCCCATTCATACGCAACAATGCAGAAGATGATGGCGCGCCATAAGGCCAGGGATGGAGAATGTTTCGTTCGTCGGGTAATCGATCCTGCATCAAAATTCGGATTGCGTCTTCAGATCATCCCGTCGGAAATGGTACCGGAAAATTACACCGTCGATCTGAACAACGGCAATGTTGTTATTTGCGGTATTGAATATGATGCATGGCGAAAGCCGGTAGCATATTATGTCCGCAAAAATACCCCGAAGCGTGACATGTGGGGACTCGCTTCGCAGGAGGGAGAATTAGAAAGAATTCCTGCGTCGGAAATGATTCATTGGTTCGATCCGGATTTTTCGAACCAGGGACGCGGATATACTCGAATGGCGAATGTTATCCTCATGCTCACATGGTTGAAGGATTACAATCGCGCTTCCGTATTGAACGCAAAATTCACCGCCCGAAAACTCGGATTCTTGTCCGACGTCAATCCGGAAGATCCGGCGGAGAGTTTCAACAGCGATTCAAATGAAAATACTCCGAAGGAAAACATCCAAGGCGAAACACAATCGCCGAAGCGTCCTGCTATTTCCGGTGAAGAACTCACGTTCACATATATCGGAAACACAAAACTTGAGAAGTGGGATCCTACATATCCGCATGAACAACACGAACCCTTTAACCGGGTCACCGTGCGCGATATCGCAACCGGTCTGAACGTCGCATATTGCTCTTTGTCGGGTGATTATAACAATTCAACATGGTCAAGTTCTCGCACAGAATTGGATGTTGAACGCAACGGTTGGCGCCACGAACAAGAACTCATGATCGATGCGGTAGATCTCCGTGTTTTCTCCTGGTGGCTGGAACTGGCGTTAATGATGGGTGCAATACCGGGATTTCGATACAAAGATTTCGACCGGTTAAACAAACCCTACTTTTTCGGTCCCTGCTGGGACTATATCAATCCTGTCGACGAATCAAACGCACTCCGGTCAGATCTCGAAGCGCAGATCATATCGCCGTATGATGTTGCTGCGAAAAAGGGAAGACGGTTGGAAGATATCTATCGGGATTTTGCATCGGCGGCACGATTGCGGAAAAAAATTGGAGTTCCGGAACCGGTGTATGGTAAGACCGTGAATCAAAGCACCGGTCTCGATCCGGTAGTGCCACCGGCAACAAATGGCAAAGCAAAAACAAACGGAGTTGCAGCATGATAAAGAACCGGTTACAAGATCTATTGATGGAAACCCGGGCAGTACCGGTAACCCCGACCTCATACGACGAAACAACGCATTCGGTGAAAGCCGTTGCATTGACCGAAACAAAGGTACGCGTGTGGGACTGGGAACGGTGGGACGTTATCGACGAAATAATCTTGATGAACGGCGTCGAATTGCCGGAAGGCGATCAAGTGCCGGTGGTCGATTCGCATAATTATTCTTCCATCACGAACCTTCTCGGCAGTGCACGGGAATTTTCGAAATCGATCGAAACATTGGATTGCCGGCTGTTTTTTTCCAGTGTTCAAAAAGCGCAAGATGCCGAAACGCAGGCGAAGGAAGGACACTTGAATCGGGTATCCAGCGGATACAATGTTCTGGAATCGGTTTGGGTAGAATCCAATACAACCGCCAATGTGAACGGCAGAAATTTTTCCGGGCCGGTGAAGGTCGTCACCAAATGCCGTTTGAAGGAAGTCTCGCCGGTCATTCTTCCTGCCGATGAAAATTCCGCAATCCGGACGCTCCGATCGCAGCCGAACATCATGAACGAACTGATCGCGGCGGGAATGTCGCCAAACTCAACCAATGAAGAAATTCGGAACTTCGTTAAACAACAATTCAATCCACAAACCACAAGAAAGGATCAACAGATCATGGATGAGGAACTCAAAAAACTGCGAGAGCAGGTAGAGAAATCCGAAGCGCGGCTGGCAACGTTGGAGACCGAGAACAAGACGGCCAAAACCGACGCTGATAAGGCGAAGAAACGCGCCGAAGATGTAAAAGAGATCGCATCGATCGCGGCACGGTATGCCGAAACGCCCGGTGTCATTGATCTTGCCCAAAAGGCAATCGATGATGAAAAGATGTCGGTGCAGCAATTCACGCTCGACGTGCTGGAAAAAGTCCGCACGGCTCCGGTGAAGATTCCCGGAAAAGAACAACGGATCGACGGTGGCGGTGTTGTATTGCTCGGCGACACCACGAAACCGTGGGAACGCCGGACGGTGCAATATATGAAGGCGCTCGTCCTCGAGAAAAAAGGACACAGGGAACAGGCAAATCAGATCCTCGCGTCGTTGGAAACCAGTTACAAAGAAATGTCGCAGATCCAAAAGGATGATGAATTGCGCGAAGCCGCACAGACGATCATTTCCGCGCCGATCTCCAATCTCCAAAAGAAACGATTGATGTCAACGCTTTCCACCGGCGCCGGTGGTGCTGCAAAAGTCCCCGCTCCGTTGCTTGCGGAGATCTTTGTCCTGGTCGAACAGTGGGGAGTTGCCCGGCGGTATTTCCGTCAAATTCCCATGATCGCCGACGAACTGAAACTCACATCGATCGCCACGAAAGCGGCCGCATACTGGGTTGCCCAGGCCGGTCGTATCACGTTAAGCGATCTGGGATTCACCTCAGGATCTCTGACCACCTACAAACTCGCCGGTCTTGCCGCATGGACGCATGAATTGAACGAGGACCAGGCAATCGCACTCCTGCCGGTGATCATCGATTCATTTGCCGAAGCGATCTCGAAAGAGGAAGATCTTGCTGCATTCATTGGTGATGGAACTGCCACCTACGGCGGATTCACCGGATGGATCAACGATGTCGGCACCGTGGTAACAATGGTGGCCGGTAAGACAGCATTCTTGAACGCAAACGCCGACGATTATCGCGCACTGCGCGATGCAGTCCGGAAGAGTCACCGTCGAGGCGCAGCATACTTCCTGTCACCGGAATCGGTTTCCGGTCTTGAAGGACTGAAGGATCTGCAGGGCAATTATATCTATCGCGCACCGTCCGGTGAACTGCCGGCGATGCTGTGGGGATATCCGATCGCCGACAACGACGGAATCGAAGTCCTGAGCGAGATCGAATCCGCAGTCAGCACGCGGTTCGCGATCTTTGGCAATCCGAAACACCGGTTGATGGGTGTGAAGCGTGAGCAGGATATCGCAATCTCCCAGGATGCAGTAATCCAGGCGGCCGACAACAGCATTCTCGTGAACTTGTTCCAGAGTGATGCAGAAGCGGTGCGAATCACCGAACGTATCGGATTCAAAGGCGTCAATCAGGCGTCATCGGCAGCGCTGCGCACAGCAGCAGCGTAATCGATCCAACTTTCATGAGCGCAGGGAAGTCCGCTTCCTTGCGCTCGATTTAATCAACGAATATCAATCAATGGAAGAGGTCAATCATGGCAGGTAAAACGGTAAAATTGAAAGTCTCGCAGGTCATTCAAAAGGCGGGCGAGAAAGGTGCCGACGTAAAGTTGGCTGCCGGGAAAACGTATGACGAGGACGAACTGAAGAAGTACAAAGTTCCGAAATCCGATTACGAGGAAGTTGAAGAAAAAAAGTAACAAAGCGGAGTGAGAGTGATCTTGCTCCGCATCAAGTATTCAACAGGGAACAAGAAGACGATCCATTTACAATCAAAATTTAGTCCCGGTAGTCCGGGACGGGAAGGGAATATGAAACGAACGATTATTTTCATGCTGCTCACCGTAGTGACGATGCTCTGCATTGTCCCGGAGAGCGCGCAGTCTCAGGATTGGCAGGACCCGAATTCATTTACGCTGTATTGGTGGTATTCACAAACGCCGGCCAACAATAAAGCGTACCGCGGGAAAAAAGATACGTTGCCGGCAGTGCCGCTCAGCGGCGTGCGCGATCTCTCGGTGATCATCACATGCACCGATACGATGAAATCCACCCTCTATTTCGATTATAAGCCGATCGGCAGAACCACGTGGACTCAAGGATATGTCGACAGCATTATATCCGTGAAAGATACGGTGCTTGAATTCACTCTGCGGTCATCGACGCTCAATAGATTGGCAACATTCGCCGCTGCACTCCGGATGCGAATAGCGCATCATGCTACAACGCCCGAAGGCACGCCGTCCGATTTTGACTCTACCACGACATATACGCAGAAGTGGATTTGGAAGCCCTGAATGACGGGACGGATGATTATCCGTCCCGCATATTTTATGGATAATGTCACTCCATATTTTGACAACAATCCCTTTGCCGAGGTAGTCACCTATACACCGTCCGGCGGTGCGCCGGTGTCGATTAAAGTGCAATGGGAAGATCCTTTCCAGTTGACCGCCATGCAGGGTATTCAATACCAGAATGCGAATCCGAATTGTTTGTGTAAAACATCCGACGTGGCCGCAGCGAATGACCAGGCGACGATCATCCGCAGCGGCGTGACATATTATGTGACCGAAACGCAACCCGATGGAACAGGAATAACGAGACTCATTTTGTCAACACAGCAGCCCTAAATATGTCCGCAACGATTAAAAAACAACAGATCATAACAAAGTGGAAAACACGCCTTGCGCTGATTCTTACAGCGAACGGATATTATTCGAATATCGGAATGAAGGTGTATGAATGGAAAGCAAACCCATTCGGCGCCAACCGGGTAGATGGAATCGAAATCCGGGAAGGTGATGAATCGATCGAACGCCGGGCAGAAGATGCAAGCATTGAAGATCATACGCTCCCGATTATTATCAGTATTGTCAGCAAGAATCCTGTCAGTATTGATAAAGCCCGGGAATATGAAGCCGATGTTCGCAAGGCGGTATTGGCCGATCAAACATTCGACGCACTTGTTGACGATCTGGAGCATAACAGCACCGAAATGGAGAAGGAACAGGAAAAGGATGTGATCGTCGGGATAAAAATAACGTTCAATGTTCTTTACAACACGTTGACTCTGCAAGAAAGTTAATTCAATTATCATTTTTCAACAAGGAGAGGGTTATGAAAACACTGAATAGATTCTTCAAAAGACACCGAACTGCAGTCCTTTTGTTGGTTGCATTCCTGTTTGTGATCTCCGGAGGGATCACGGCAATGTTCTCGCTGCCGATCATTGGAATGGCGCTGGGGAAAGATCGCCAGAAATTCTCAAACAAAGGGGGCGGAGAAGTACGGATCGCGGAACTAACTTCCGGTGGCGCTGCCACCACGATGGATGTTGCCGGCTATGTCGATGAATCGGGATTGAATATCGATCCCAAGATGGTGCAGTGGGACGATGAGCGCGGTTTTGTGATCAATTCACTCGATGCCGGGGAAGAGTGGAGGTTCAAAACAAAACTCATGCAATCATCGATCGACGAGATCAACCTGATCAAGAATTCGCGGAACAAGTACTATCACTTGTATTACAAATCTGCTGCATTCCCGAACGGAAATATCCAGGAGATCTATATCCCGTTGGTGAAGATCGTTAGTGTATTGGATCTTCCGTTCAAACGAGGCGAAAAGCGAATGATCGAAGTTGAGTTCCTGGCGCTGATGCCGAAAGGTGCTGTCAACGTAACGCCGGCAGGATTCAACGTTGCCGCCGATACGTACGGGGTGATCGTCGAAAACGCAAACGCCCTCGGGCAGGTGACGACCGCCACCGGAACGATCTACACGGCTGCGGTTTAGTTCTTCAATTATGCCGGGGAGTGATCTCCGGCATGACTCTAACATCAGGAGAAGAAAATCATGGGACTCTTAAGATCACGCGACCGGTTCAGCAACAAAGGACTTGGCAATCTGGAAGTGCGGGAAGTCAGTCCGACCAACGACGCAGCATATCAAAATCTCGGAAACCTTGCGGAATCACAGATTCAGGATATCGAAGAGATCGACGAAATAAAGGATGAGAACGGATCGGTGCAGAATGCATTGTCGTCGTCATTGGCGTCCCGGCAATTATCAAAATTGCAGCAGGTATCGATCGACGAGATCAGTTACATCCAACAAGCATCCGGAAAGTTTCATTCGATCCGGTATTCCGGTCTGGCGAACAATAACATGTTCCAGTATTTCTGTTTCCCGTATGGACGAATCATCCGGAAACTCGATCGACCGTTTACCATAGGAGCCCAAACAATACCGTTTGAGTTCTTGGGATTCAAGCAAGAACTCTCGTACAACGTCCCGGAATTCTATCTTGCGGAAGCAAAAGGGAAGATCCGACCGGAGAATCTGCAATTGTGGCTTAATACCCGGTCGATCAATGCATACAATTATCTCACCGATCGCGTGCTCGATATCTCCGGCTTTGAGCGGCATGGCCAACTGAACAGTGATTATTTGACGATCTGGCAGTCCGGTGCGACACCGGAACGGTTCTTGCGGTTCGATGGTATCAATGATGCACTCACACTCGGCGATATTCTCGACGACGATGCGTCGGGTGATTTTGTCGTGGAAGCATGGGTCAGAATTCAGGCCAGCAACGGCGTGCTTGCAACGGTGATTGCAAAGAAAGCGGCGCCCGGAACAACCGCAGGATGGGGATTGTATCGGAACACATCCAACAAGATGCAATTCTTATTATCGTCCGCAATCGCTGAATCACCGGTCGTTTGTGCAACAAGTCTGCTGCAGAATGTGTGGGCGCATGTGGTGGCCGTGGTAGATCGCGACGGAGTGATGCGGATTTACCTCAATGGCGTTCTCGACGGAACTTCCGGATCGGTGGCAGGGACCGGATCGGCAACGAATGCTCACAATTTGTATGTGGGGAGAGACAATACCAATTATGGAAATGTTGATGTCGGGACATGCAGAGTATATCGGTTTGCTTCCGGAGGACTTCCCGCAGATATCGCGACCATTGTAGCGAACCATTACAATGCGGAGAAAGCATACTATGGACTCTAAAACGAAGATCTATGCAGTCGGCACTCTGAAAGCATTAGACGCCGCTTTCCCCAATTACCCGGGGAATGATGTTCGGAAATCACTGGATGGGAAACAGGCGATTTATGAAGCGAACGTCTCTCCGGACGAATTGGCGAAGTTGAAAAAGGATCCTGCGCTGAAGATGTATTCTCAACAAGAGATCCTTGCGGTGATCCATAGTCCTAAAAGTGAGGGAATATGGTATCCCAAAATTACCGATTCAAAACAATCGCCGGACCAAACCAATGAACCATAAGTATTACAAATTCGAGAATTGTCCCGGGGTACTCTGGCGTCAAAAGGAACTCACGTATCCGGAGTTCGAAACGATCCTCGATAACGTTCATGCGTTCATTCGATCACTTAACGTGGAAGAAGAACTCTCAGATGCGCTTCATCGGTTCTTGAAACAGTCTCTTCCGGATGCAATACGCACCTTGGTCCGTCCCTATGCACCCACCTGGTATCAACGGTTGTGGAATTGGATCCTTGTCATGGTGAAGCGCATCGATCCGAAGGACCCGATCCGGTATATGACACTCAGCGAAAGCGCAGGTGTTGTCAACGATTTTTTTTTCTTAAATCAGCAGTGGACGAAGAACTTGAACGGATCCGTGGAGAACTTGGGTATGACAGTGCAGGAGACATTGAAAGCGGTGACGGGGATGATGATCAGCCAGTCAGTTGGCGCGAAGTCCTCCATATCCTTGCAGAAGGAAGAACAGACGAAGCCGAACGATTAGCAACACTCCCCGCGCCGGCGGTGATGAAAATGATCGTCGTCAAAGCACGCTACAACCAACGACTGCTGAAAAAAATGAAATCCACTACCGGCAACATCGATCTTGAACATTTGCGGGAACACCTCGTGTAAACAATGGCAAAAGAGCGAATTGAAATAGGAACACTCTCGGTCGATTATCAGACTCTACAGGGACAGATTAAAGTTGCCGAGGGAATGGTGCGCACGCTCAAAACCAATCTGCGGGATCTTTCCAATGTAAAGATCGATGCAAACGGGAGTGTTGTCGGTGGTTTCAATGCGTTAAATGATTCGGTCGATCGATCGAATAAAACAACTGCTTCCGGAAAGCAAATGCTTCGGGACTTTTACCGTGAGCAACGGATTCAGGATCGAACAACCCGGGAAGCGACGCAGGCGGTGATCGGTTTTACTGTCGGGCTTTCGGCATTGATGATGACCGGGAAAGAATCAAATACCACTGTTATGGCGTTCAACCGATCGCTGTTGACCGGTGTGACCGCAATGCAGGGAGCGGAGTTTACCGCAGCATCATTATCGATCGCTGGCCGGAACTTGTCCGGTACACTAGGGAATGTAGCCCAGTTCCTGGGAAAGAATGCCGGCATGATTGGCGCAGTGATCGGTGTTGGCGCCGGTTTGATCGCATTCTTTAAGAGCGTTGACGAGGAAGCCCGGAAAGCATCTGAAGGTGGACTGGCAGATTTTGAAAAACGATTGTCGTCAATGACCGGATCGGATCAAGGAAAAGTGCGACAATTTCTCCTTGGCGAAATTGAAGCAAAACAAAAAGAAGTTAATGCTGCTGCGTTGGCAATACAAAAAGCAGAAGCCCGTGTTTTCGGATTTCAGGGCAAACAAACAAAAGAACGTAAGGCAGAATTAACACTCGCGGAAGAAAAAGGGAAGGTGGTCGGCGAAGAACTTGTCACGTTACAAAGTTATCTCACCACAACAGATTCGATCATTAAGAACACATCAATTCTTAATAAGTTCAACGAACAAAACAATGCAATACTTCTAAAAGCGGGAACAGAAATTCAGAAAATTGATATCAAACTTTCAGAATTAAACAAGAAAAAAGATCAGGGAATTCTTGTTGATACCGACGGATTGAAAATCGCAGACAAGATCGCGACGCTCGAAAAGCAGAAGAAGGAATTATTGCAGACTACCGAAGAGGGATTATTGAAGCAGGTGTCCACATTGCAGCGGCAATACCAATTGGGGAAGATGACGGCAGACGAATACATACGTCAATTGAACGCCGTAAAGGTGAAGTTAACAGACAGCGAAAAGCAGGCGGATATTGACAAAGAAATTCTTGCGCTTAAGAAATCAATTGCAGAAGCCGATATAGAGATCCAACGCAATGCCAAAACGGTATCCGTCAATTTTGCAAAAGAACTGCAGTTGATTCAATTGCAGAACGAAGAGCAATTGGTGTCTATGCGAACCCGAACGGAGGCAGAAAAACTCGACGTTACAAAGACCTTTGCATTGGAACGGATCCGGATCGAGGAACAAGCGCAGTTGGCGATCCTGGCAATTGAAAAAGAATCCCTGCAGGATCAATTGTTGATCGCCACATCGGACGTTGAAAAACGGAAGATCGCCGCACAGATCACGCTAAATGACCAGGCAGCATCCAATGTCGCACGATCGGCAACATCAAAACGAACCGGCGTTACAAAGCAAACGGCGGAAGCGAAAGAAGGACTCCTGACCGGTGCAAAGAGCGGGATGCTGGAAGGAGATCGTGCCGCAGCGATCCGGTTAATGCGTGTGGAGCAACTGAATGATGCGTTGATCAGTGAGGAAATGAGACTAGCCCGCACAGAACGTCAATTGCTGAAAGAAAAAGATGCAGCGGCAGCAGAGCAACTGGCCGCCGAACGTGAGCGATCTATCGAGCGGATCGCCATGATGAAGGCAGAACTGGCCGCCCGAGAGCAATTGACAGCACAATTGATCCAATCCGGATTCGATTCCTATGATGCGAGCAAATCCATATCCGAGAATATGGCGACGATCGCCCGTGCGCAGATCAGGCAGGCACTGTCCGTGGCCGTTGCGGATACGTTAAAGAGCGTTTTCGCGTCGGTTCCTTTCCCGTTCAACTTAGTGGCTGCACCGATTGCCGGTGCGGCAGCAGCTGCACTCTTTGAAACGGTTGTGCCGAAATTTGCCAAAGGTGGGAAGTTGACAAATCCTTCATACCGGTTGGCCGGCGAAGCGGGTCCGGAATTTTATATGCCGGAGAAGGATTTTTACGATATCGCCCGGGAAGAGATCATTCCTCGAATGCTCGATCTGGCGAAGAGAGATCTTGTCCGATCGACGACGGTGATCAATAACAGCACGGTTACCAATACCAACTTATCGTTGGCATCGGTACAAAACGAACTTGTGTTATTGCGGAAGGAATTCTCAAGCGTCGTCGATGCAATTAAAAATCTGCCTGCACCGGAAGTGATATTAGAGAATCCGATCGATTTTGAGAAAGCATTACAGAAAACGTATCCGACAGTGCAGCGCGAATTCAAGAAAAAATATCCTGACAGTTAAATGATTCAATTGACAATAGCCCCGCGAGGGAGCGAAGAAATAGACCTTACCCGGTATATGGATGTTGACGAAGATCCAACGCCGAGCAGCGAACATGAGCGGGATGCCTTCGAGCGTGCATATGGTGATGTAACACTCCATTTAAGCAACATGGATGGATATGTAGAAGCGATATTAACCGGACTTCCGGCACAGACAACCTGGGATGTGATCATCCGTGATAACGGAAGGATCACATTCAGGGGAACCGTAGAACGTCCCGTGAGTTATAGTGCAGCCAACAAATGGGTAACGTTGAAAGCATTTTCTAAGAATAAAGAATTTTGGGAACGCGCAAAGACCACCACCATCAAGACGTTTAACAGGACTTTTATAAAGGTGTCGGATCCATACTCAATATTTTCAACTGTGGGGAGGGTCGTTCAATTGAATTGTGATCAATTCAATTCTGACGGGATTTTCAGTAATTATTTGATAGACGATCTTTATAAAAATCGTCCGATCAGGTTTGCATACGAAAGCACGGACTCAACAGTAAGAAACACGGGTCGATATGAAGATCTTAATCCCGCTACCACGGTTGAAACGTTGTTGAAAGCATTTGCGCTGTATTACAACGCCCAATTCTTTATCGATCCGGAAACAAATGGGCTTCGGATGATTCGCAGAAACAGCATTGTAAATGATACCAGGCATCCGTTGGATGATGTGATAAAGAGTGAAGACGATATCATTTACGATGATACCGATCAAAAGAAATATGATTATATAAAAACAGTTCTCGACATACCTTTTCCGTCGGCACCGTCAATAGTATCAACGCAAGAAGAAGAAGCGGGCGCCATTTCGAATACGATTGTGCGGTATCGAGTTACAAACGTTATCGAATATAACGGAATATATTTTGAATCAGAGCCATCGGACGCCTCCGCAACAATAATTATCCTTGATATTAGCGATACAGGTAAGACGTATTCTGTTAATCTTAATGTTCCCGTTGGCGGATTCGGTGTGATGTATCGTAATATTTATAGATGGATAGGACCGGATGACAATCGACTTGTCGGGACAATTCGCGACAATATCACAACGCAATTTGTTGACTCCATGCCGATATCGGAAGCACTGACAAAACAGAAGTTATCATTTCAAAAATTCGCAGGATATTCATGGTTTCGGTTCGACGAAAATATCAATCAATGGCTGCCGCCGATCAGGTGGTATGATGATACGAAATCACCTTCCGGGAAGATATTAGACATTATTCCAAAATTGAGTTTTGTCGACCAATCCGGCAACGCCGGAGAAGGTAATATCTTCGATATATTTTCATTTTTTGGGCGTGAAATCGATTTAGTCACCTTCTCTAAACAATGGCTCGATCTGTTTATTACAAAAGGGAAGATAAAAGCAAGCGTTACCGAAACCGCATATTGTGTCGGAGATACATTTGTATCGGATCGTGGATTCTTTGGTGCAGGGAAATTCGTCGTTAAGAAAGTTACTCCCCATTTATTTAAGAAATTCAGCGAAGTGGAATTGATAAAAGCATGAGCAATTTTATTTCCGGAGAAGGTACACCTCGATTGATCGTCGTGCTTGCGCGACCGAGCGGATATATTGTTGCCTCATCCGTAGCAAATCCGAGTGTGATCAAGTGCCAAAATCGGCACCGGTTAGTAACCGGTCGTACGGTGAGGATATCCGGACATTCCGGAAGCACACCATTGATCAATAACGATTATGTGATCACAAAAATTGACGAGTATCATTTCTCTATACCGGTCAATGTAACCGTTGCCGGTAGTGGCGGGTATTTTGAAGCATTGACTCATATCTACGAATCGACCGGGGCGACGACGTTTACCGGCACAACGGCGAATGAGTCCGGCGCGCCGACGTTTTCAACGGTCAAAGTGAATCACCGAATATTATCCTGGCGGACAGTAAGCGGTCTGTCTTATCCTACATTCGGCAAGGTAACTAACAAGACCACCGGTACTATTGCCATCGATGGATGGTCGAACGGGATCCCTACCGATGGACAGAAGTTTCGTGTTGACGGCGTTATCACCGATTGGCCGCGCTGCCAGGATCTGACCGAACAATACGATCCGGATTATCTCGAGCATGAATTGTATCGGGGAGACGAAGGATCGGAAACCGTAGCACAATTTCGTGGCTATAAATACAGTTGCACGATGGATTATTCACAATATCTCTCTGCCGATGCACTGATCGATGCGAGGTATTTCTTTGGAGCGGGCAGGGACGATCAATTGATCCTGGTCCCGCGGAAAGACGCGCCGCAATTCCAATACAACGTATTGTTGGCAAAATCTTTCGAATTACGAAAGCGGAGATCGACCGGCTATAAAAAACCGGTCTTTGTCTTCAAATCAAAAACCAATGTTCAGAACTATGCGCTGCAAGACGGTTACGGAATTAATTATGCGGCGAACTTCGGTACGAATTTCTAAAGAGGTCAATAATGGCACGAGTAGGAACACCAAACTTAAATCTTGGAACATGGGTGGACGGTGAGAATCCCGGCGCCGGTGATCAGGT